CGTTGTGGGTCATTCTCCCACCATGCACCTGACTTAGCATGACGCATACGATCATCTGACAAGTTAGATAAACTAATCATGGCTGACCTACGTACACCACCTACGACAACTACCTCACCAATCTTACACATGATGTCGTGACACTCAATGCTAGATAGCTTACGTCCTTGTGCATTCTTGAATGTATTAATAACAAAGTTAAACAACTCAACAAGAGGTGCTGGCCCAGAGGCTCTGCCACCAAAGGTCTTAAGCTTTGCACCTGCAGGACGTACCAAACCAATATCCCACTGAGGGATTTCACCAGCCCAGAGGAGAGCAAGAACTTGACGAAGAGCTTTAGCCCAACCTTCCTTACTGTCTTTAACAACGATAGTAGTCTCACTGTCGAACAACTCAGGGATCTCAGGAAGCTTACTAATGAACTGACGCTCGACACTGAAGCCGACTCCCGTACCGCACAAGAGAATGAACATAGCCTCATCGAAGGACTTAGGGTCCTCTACGGGTAGGTAACTACAGTTATACATGCAAGTGTTGTCACGGTTAGCTGCTGGACCTGCGGTCATCATGGCTCGCATGGAAGGCATAACCTCTAGGTTAAGAATAGAAAACATTAAATCATCCTTAGTGTTCTCATCAATCTTATGCCCTACTACATTGTTAATGTAACGATCTACTGTTTCGCCCCAAGACTCTCTTCGTCCTTCATCATCAAGCCATCGTGCATACCGTGAGGTATGAATAAAAGCTTGGTAGTCTGTTGGTAGGTAGTTATTCATCTATTATCTCCGCTTCCCTTTAATACACCACGTTGTTCTCTATCGTCTAACTTTGCCATGTTCATCTCCATGACCTTCTTTAGGTTGCCCCCAAAGATATTGGCTAACGCTACAGTATAAAACAATACATCACCCAGTTCTTTAAGGACTTCTTCATCTGTAAATTTATTCTTATCTCTAAATAGTTTCTTTACCTTTTCTGATACTTCTCCTGCCTCTCCTACCAGACCCAAAGTATTTTCTACTAAGCGCTCTCTCCCTTTAGTGAACACCTTATCCTCTACAAATTGACTGTAGAATCTTACAGGGTCTTGATCGTATTCAGTACTATTCTGAAACATATCGAAATATCCAAACGCCTCTAAGTCACTCTTGTTAATCATGGTCTATCCCTTACCAATAACTTTGATATTGTCACATCATCTACGTCATAGAACATATTTAAAACTAACTCTTCTATATCTTCTTTGTGTGCCTCTTGTAGAGATGATAGTAGATTGTTATCCTCGTCTACTTTAATTACAAAAGAAACAGTGTAGTCATGTGTCACTTGTGAATCTCCTTTAATGTTTCTACTAACTTGTTGAGATAGTACTGTGCTTTTTCCATATCCTCTACAGGCTTGCCTTTATATCCATGCCTATGTTGATACTTAATTAAGTTGCCGTGGCAGTAACCTTTGAACTCCTCTGGGGTAAGTACTTGTTTGATATACTCAATACACTCCACTCCATTTCCTATTGTGTAGTGCGGCGGGCTATTAACAGGATCAAACTGTTTTGACATCAAGCATTCCCTTTTGTTTTTGTCCATGCATCTAATCGTATAACTTTACCGCTGCTAGTCTTTACATCTACAGGGGGTAGACCTTCTTCCTCTTCTATAAAATCCATATCTTCCAGATGTTCCAAGTCTAACAAAGCGTTTCTATATTCCATAACTTGTTTGCGTAAAGTTTGATTTCTCTCTGCTAAATGTAGGAATGATGTAAGGAATGTAGTTACGTTTAGTAATTCGTCAAGGGTATCCCTATCTAAATCACAATCCTTGGGTACATAAGTAACTACACTCAACGCATCCTCTTCTTCTGAATCATCTAAGGATAGAATGATAGCTACTTCTTGATTGGATATTTTTCTAACCATTTATATTTTCCTTTGTACAGTAATCTTATCTAAGTTTATGTCAGTAGTAGGATCTTCTTTTAACCATTCTTCCGGGATAACTCTGTGCGCCCATTTAAAATTGTTCTTGTCGCACCATTCCTGATACATTGTTTTAGCTCCTTTGTAAAGCTTAGATCTTGAGTTACTAAATACAAACCTAATGTCTAGATGAGGGTGTTGCTTTTTTATCTCCAAGTGTTTGCGTCTATCTTCACTATCAAAGATACCTTTGGTTTCAATTATTATGTTGTTATCCAACACAAAGTCAGGGGTATAAGTTCTATATCTAAAGTCTTCCCATTCTATCTTTAGTTTCTCATACCTTACAGACTTCTGATTACTACTCAAGAATGCAGCGACTTCTTTCTCTAAGCCGCTGCGATACCTTCTTGAGTTATGCCTTCTAGGTTTCTTCTTTGGTGGCATTAGCGGGTTCCAAAGAAGATTTTAACTCGTTTGTTTTTAACTGCTGCACCGCTTGTACACATTGTGTAATGTGATTCAAGAGGGCAGATGCATTGGAGCCTATGTTTAATACGTTTAGTATCTCCTTCTGATCCTCTGTCATATCTTCTATATCATATTCTTTATCGTCTAGAGTTAGCTTAGTCATGTCTTTCCTTTCTATAAGATGTAATCGACTAGGGGTGCTTCTTTGTTTCCTGAGTAGACCTTAGAGGGTAACGTCTGCATAGTAGGCCAGCACTTACGCTTATGTGAACAGAACCTACAGGAAGAGTTTAACTTCATGTTACCTGATGGTTTCTTTCTATACGTTTCTGGTACTGCCCCAAAGCAGCGCTCAAAAGGTTCATCATTATTAATGTAATCATATGTTCCTTCTATGTCCTCTATTACCTTCTCTTCATTGACACCCTCTGCTGATACGTATTTAAACTCGCCATTGGATTTGTTGACAACCCACCAACCACCTACACCTACGTTAGCTGCCTTAGCATAACCAACCAGTTGAGGTACATACCCAAATGAGTCTCCTTGGGCAAGTGTTTCAAAGTTAGTGAACTTGTTAGTGTAGGACCACGGCGATGCAGACTTAACATCATCAAGCTTATTGTCCAGTATCATATCAAACTCACCCTTGATATCTTTACCTTCACCTAAGTTCAATGTTACCTTGTCATTGTCTTTAAACTTAACACCAGCTTCACGAAGCAGCCCTTTGAATAACGCCTCAACAAAATCGCCTAGCATCATCTGTAGTAGGAATGATGTAGGCTTATGCTCATCTGTCTCAGGGTCATTCTTTTCAAACCAGAGTTGGCACTTAGGACGCCCGATATTAGACATCCTAAGTTTAAATGCATCTCTTGGCCCGCCATTAAACTGCTTCTCTAAAGCCTTAGCAACGTCTGCTACTATGGCTTCAATGTTTTCTTTAGACATACCTGCATCACCATCTAAGGCTTTGCGTAGATACGAATGTACGGACAGTTCTGCGGGGTGCATCATTACTCTGCTTCTTGTACTTCTACGATTGAAGAAACAAGATCTGCATCACTAGCACTCAATGCTGATGAACTATTCTCCTGCCACTTCTGAGATACATAACTGTTGGAGTACTCTACCCAGTTCAAGAAGTCCTGTAGTGTAGCACTGTCCTGCTCTTGAAAGTTTACCTTGCTTCCTAAATCAGCCACTAACACAGCGTACTTAGCACCTGTAGGCAACTCACGCTTAGCACTAGAGAGTGCAACAGTATGCTCTACTGGAGTGAGCTTCTTAGACATGATCTTACTTAGTGCATTGTCTAATGACTTCATGCTCTCTGTATTCTTGATGTCCATAACAAACGGAATCTCATCCTCGTAACCTTGTAAAGGATTACCCGAATAGTCCATTGGATTGTCCAGAATAATCATACCCAGCGTAACCTTTACACGTTTGATGCTGCGAATAAGATTCTTCGTTGCCTCTGGTAAAGATTGAAAGTCTTCAATGTAACCACTAGGTCGGCCCAAGTTGAACTTACCTGTGGTATCTTTTAGATCCCCATTCAAACTATTAGACATGAGACTTTTGTTCATTGTCTCTGATGCTGAATCCCAGCGCTGCCACTGCTGACGCTGTGCAAACACACGAATAGATGCCTTGCGAGTATAGACAACTTCCCCGTCAGGCATTGTTACTTTGAATGCACCTACAGGTACGGTGATCTTCTCATCATCACCAATAGATACGGTGATAGGATTGTGCACCTGTGCTACACGAGCAAGGGTTGATGCGGTGGGTGTAGATGACATTCCCATTGCCTCTGATAAAGACATACCATCTACGGATAATGCTACTGATGTACTCATATTTATTTTCCTTTGTTGAGTTTGTCGGAAGTGAAGTTATATCATTAAACGTCTTTTGTGTCAAGCCAATTAGGACCAATCTTGGCTTCTAATAACATAGGCACATTCATTTCTACGCCGTATGCTTCGTATATAATTTTGTCTAAGTCCTCGTTAAGATCTGTTATCATTTGTATTACATAATCTGTCTCCTCTGGATGTACATCTACCACCATTGAGTCATGCACTGTGTTCACAACTTTAGATTGTAAGGGCATAAGTCTGTTCTCTAGCTCCATAAGAATGACAGGAGTGACATCCCCTGTAGCAAAGCCCTGCACTGGATAGTTTTTTATGGTAGTAAAATTAGTAGGTGTGCCATTCATACGTCTCTCTGTATTAGGGAAAGCATACTGTCGGCCTGACACATTGGTTATCTTCTGGTAGCGAACTGCCTCATCTCCTAACTTCTTATGCCAAGCAGCTATACCTTTGTACTTCTCGTTGAAGTGCGTGTAGTACGCAGCTTCTGCCTTACTCCTGCCATACCCACTAGCACCAAAGAGAGGAGCAAAGGTATGAGCCTTAGCTTCTTGTCTGCCCGTAGGTTGCCCTGCATCAGTGATAACCTTTGCAGTGTAAGCGTGTACGTCAAACCCTGTGGCAATCTCTTCCATAGCTACCTTGTCCTGAGACAGGAATGCTGCCGCCCTAAATTCAAGCTGGGCAAAGTCTGCTTCCATAACGCTCCCGTCTTTCCAGCGTGAAACAAAGACACGTTTGACTGGGAATGTATTACCTCGTGGCATGTTCTGCATGTTAGGGTTACGCCCACTGAACCTGCCCGTTGAAGTTATGTGCTGGGTAAGACCTACATGAAGGAATCCATCAGGCTTAGTATAAGTACGTATGCCATCAACAAAACTAGAAAGGTAAGAACTGATAGCGCTAAGCCGCTTAAGATCTGAAAGAAAAGATACTGCACTTTCCATGTTATTTGTTTTAGCCGTTGCAATAAGTGCATCCATGTTATCCTTTCCTGTACTGAAACCATTGGCACTAACCCATGATTTACTAGGTGGGAAGAAGCCTAAGCCTGCCATCTCGTTTGTCTGCTGTAGCTGGTAGCCTCGTGCATCACAGTCCTTACACTTGTTAGCTTTGCTGTATCTTGAACCATCTTTCTTCTTCTTGAAAGCCTTGCCTTCTCCATCACAAGTAGGACAAGTAAAAGCCTTAGTCTTACGTAACAGGGTACTGTTTTTGTTTACTGCGTCTTTATACTCTTCAGCAGTAGAAGTATATTCAAACAGATCTGCCCATTCCTTTTTGTTGTTTACCTTTCTACTGAACAGTACCTGAGAGGATTGCTCTGGACTATTAAGATTGATAGGCGTGTCACCCATAAGCTCTCTTGTTTTCTTCTGTAGCCTTTCTTCTATCTCTGCTTTCTCTTTCTCAAACTCCTGTTGCACTACATCTAAAGCATCCTGATCTATCTTGATGCCATTCATATAGATACGAGTAAGTGTCTTACAGACGTTGAACGTGATATCCCGGATAGTATGTAAAGACTTTGACTCTGGTGCGTTGTAGTCTACCTCAGTAGCTTTATACAAAGCTGCAGTTGTTTTTAGATCACACGATAAGTAATGTGTTAGTTCATCTAGAGGTATCTGATTTGTACCATAGCCATCCTTGAAGTATCTCTTTAGGGTATCGTCCTTCTGATAGTACAACTCTCTACGCTTAGCACAATTGTCTAAGCTCAGTGATTTCTTTTTAACACTACCTGTAACTAATATCTCTAAGTGATCCCCTCGCATTAGTACATACTCTGCCAGCATAGTATCATAGATCTTACCGTCATACTTGAAACCACTAGCCCATAGCCACGCCAAATCATGCTGTGCATTGTGCATGATAAGTAGTGTGGTAGTATCTAATATAGCTTGTACAGCTTTGAATGCATCTCCACTATAATCTTGCTGCTCCTCATGATCAAACGTATAGATGTATTGACGGTGAGTATCTACATCCTGCACACCTACTTGTGTCAGTGTATTGTCTGACTCAAAGGGGTCCATGTGTAGTTTGTTGTTTCGTTTGGTAGTTGTATTCTCGACATCAAGAACACGCTTCATATTAATATACCTTCCTACGCAGAATACTGCGCTCTAGCTCCATCTAACTCGCAGGGTATCTTACCATGCCAGCCACCTTTTAACTTGTTCTTAGCCAGTACAAGATAGCGCTGATTGTCTACCTCATCCTCATCCCCTAGCTCTGCCATTGAAGGGTTCTTAGATATAAGAATCATGAGGTCTGCCTCTGCAGCCTTGCCTGTTTTACTCCCTTCAAGCATAGACTGGTCTACGTTAATCCTATTCTCTGCTGCTGCAGACAATTGGGACATCCATATAATTGCTGTGTTGTATTGCTTTGCAATGTTACGTGCATGAATAGCCGCATCCTTTAGGTACACGTCTGACTTGTCACTGGTACGAGGTGCAAACTTATCACCCATGTCAAGTACCACAATGTCAGGCTTGTAGTTTTTAATAGCCGCCTCTACCCATACCATGTCTTTACCCGTACTGTCGTACAGATCTATGTTATCTCTAACACGTTGGTATCTTGTCGAAGCTAAAGGAAAGTTATCTTTAACTTCTTCCATAGTCAGGCTGGTAGCAGCAGTAAGATAGCGAAAAGCTACACGTTCATACGCCTCTTCATTACAAAGAATAAGACAACGTGCACCCTGCTTCGCAAAACCATTAGGCCCTGCAATAAGAGATGCATGAAAGCTTGTCTTACCTGTGTTAGGCCGTGCGCCTACAATTAAGAAGTGCCCACCACTAATACCCTCAACCTTACGGTGTAAGCTAGGGATGTTGAACTTCCACTGAGATTGTTTCTCGTTAGCCTTGAGCAGTGTCTCAATAGATATATCACAGAAATTTAAGTTAAGGCTTGGGGTAAAGTCATCCTCGTAATCACTCAGTAGTTTTCTCAGTGGCTCAAGACTTTTCTGTGTACCATTAACATAATCAAAACCTATGTTGGCTACCTCTTCCCCTACCATCTGCTGAAAAAGTTTAGACAAAACTTCCTTGGCGATAGGCTTAGACATAGGTTCTTCTTTGCGGATCTTGTTAAAGATTTCCTTATATACTGTCTTGTTAGATGTAGTAAGTGTTGCGTTGGAAGAGAAGAACAAGCCCTCTACTTCCGACACAGATAGATCCTTATCATACTCCTGCATAGCCATCTCTACGGTGTGTTTAATCTTTCTAACATCTTTCGTAAAGAGTTTGTCTGGGGTACGGATACCCTTATGTCCCTCATAAAATTCTTTATTCATGAGAGATCTTATGAGTGCTAATTCCATCATACTTTATTGGCCTCGCTTCTTTCTATGGCACGTTTACGTTCTTCATCAGTCATGTCTGATATAGATCTACTCTTTACCTTTTCAATAAGCTCTAATGCATTTTGCCATGAAAGCTTGAACCATTCTTTAACGTAGTCATTGGACATAGATTTAGCAAGGTCGTGTACATCTGACTCTGCCTTACGTCTGTCACTGAAATGGGCATACCCTCGTAGGTGAAAGTCTCTGAAGGGACTAGACGTTTGATATGCATTAACCCTATCCTCAACATCAATAGCCATACCAATCTTAACCCAGTCACGCCATGCAGGATTAGTCAGAGCATATACATAGCCTTCCTTGGTGTTAGAGTACTTACCTAACCCTTCAAAGGCTGCATCATTAAAAGATTTATATCGTCCCGGCTTATGTAAGTCATGCGTCTGTGGAATATACTTACCGTTGACCCACATACGGCTCTCATTTCTTTTACGCATAGCATCTGGGCTATCCTTGTAATACTTATCACGGCCTGTCGTATCGTTATGTTCTTTCTTATACATGTTTTTCTTTCCCTATATAGGCTGAATAGTTTATTACTCGTCCTGTATTCCACCTTGCAGCTTCTGTCTCTGCTTCTTTTTCCGTACTGAATGTGCGTACCTCTGTGTCATACGTCCAAGGATCTTCCTTTCTTACTAAGGTGTATTCACCTTTCTCTATTTCAATCTGAACTGCGTACATCTTTAATCCTTTCTGATTCTAAACCCGCCTTAACTAAGGCAACAAACCCTACGTTAAAGATAGCTGCGAATATCTCAGGGGCACATTCTATTTGTAGAGTAGCGCTACCATCACGATGTTCTTCTACATCTATTACTTTTATCTCATTCATCATTCACTCCTATACATGGTAACAAGATAGACAGCTTGCAGTACTTAGGGTACTCATCATATGTCATAGCTATCAGCACGGGTGGTGCTGCTATAAGTAAAGCTACAATAGCTGACGCCTTGATTGCACCATTGATGTTACCCCTCATTAGTCATTCTCCCTTAATGATTCCCATGACACAGGAAATAATTTTACCATTACACGATCAATCTCCCATGCTACCTCTGCTGTCTCTGCTTGTGTGTCAGGCGCACAGCGAAGCTTACACATGTCAGCAAAGGCATCCAAGCTACCTGACCAGTACCACTCAGTCATCATGCTCTGTGGTAGTACCATACGTGCTTGCTCTGGACATACACCCTTCTCAAGCAACTCTTTGTAGTCGTGTAGACAAACTTTGTGACAACTCTCAAGTAATAGATCCATATCCTCATCATACCACTCGCCAGTACTGCCTTGCTTCTTATCCTCGCTACGTCCACGCCAAGACTTAGGCACATAAAACTCAGGCTCACTATCCACATACCTACGGCTAATCTCATTCCACCGTAGGAACTTATGCTTGACTAGCTGTCTAGCTACAAAGACTGGTGCCTTGATGTGGAAGCTGGCAAAGCAATGCCCAAATGGGCTGATGTGCTTGTGATTGGCTAGGTATTGTATAAGCTTCTTATCCCTAACTTTCATGTGTTGCTTGAAGCTGTAAGCATCTGACTCTTCATAGTCCCACTCACTCTCCTTGCCAAAGCTTACTCGTGCAGCATTGACTACAGTCAAGTCGCTACCCATGCTACCTTTATATGTTACTTCAATCATTATCTTTACCTTTATGTTTTTCTTTTCTTTTAGTTACAGGTTTTTTCTTATCAGGTATAACCTGTTGTTTATACTTAGGCTGTCTTACATCCTTAGCCATAGGATTTTGTTTATTATTAAACTTTATCATAATAACATTTCCCTTAACCGCTTTACATCGGATTGTAATCTGTATTTGATGTCATCGTCAAGTCTAAAAGCTTGTGTTCGTATGCCTGTCCATGCCTCTACCTCTCTCCTATACTGAAGTGTCTTGGTCATGGCATCAGGGTCTAACGCTATGATAACATTAGAAAATTCTCCTATGTGTTCCATGTGTTCATGCCCTAGTGACGTACCCATAATAGCCAAGCCTGTGACTTGGGGTAGAAGCTTAGCAACTGTGATAGCACTTATAACATCCTCGACTATAACTGCTGTACCGTTTGGTTTACCTACTATCCTTTTGTATACACTAGCCTTTCCGGTATATCTGTACCACTTTGGTATAGCATTGTGCAATGCTCTGCCTACCGCATCAATGATAGAACCTTTGTGTTTAATAGGAAACACAGCACGTTTCTCACTTACATCATATAAGACACGCTCGCCTTGTAGATCCCACTTATCTAGGAATGAATCAAGTAACGTGTATTCCCGGCCAACAGGTTCAACCACATACTCAGGTATTACCATACACTCAGGCTCAGGCTTAACGTATGCCTCTGCAGTAAGCTTAGCTTGTATCTCTGCTGCTGTCAGGTTGACATGCACTGCACCTCTAGATCTACAGCCTAGCTTGTAGCAGTTGTATATCATGGAGCCAGATCTATTTACTACAGTAAATGTATTGGAGCCACGGCATGACGGACAGTCAGATCTGTGTGTCTCACCATCACCCAAACTTAATGACTTAACGTAATCACTTATCGTCATTGGATCTCCTTTGCGCTAATGCAGCAGACGCACCACTGAATGTGTTTACCAAGTAAGGCTTAACACTTTGGGGGTTGGTGTGTCCACTGACTTGCATAATACCTGCCATGTCTACGCCTGACTCTACCATCTCTGTAATGCCAGTACGCCGTAAGTCTCGTGCTTGTAGCACAAAAGGTAATCCTGCAGCTTCCTTAACTTGATTGACTAGCACATGTATCTCTTGATCGTCGTAAGGTGTGTGTGCCCCTGCTCTGGGGAGTACACGAGGCGCTACGTAGTCTTGGAAGTCAAAGTCTTCCTTCTGCTCTCGGAGCATCTGACACAAGCTTTCATCTGTAATAGGTAAGTGTACATCGGCCCTACGTTTACTCTGCTCTAAGTCTAGGCGCTTGGCATCTAAGTCTAGGTTGTCCCACCTGAGGAGACGCATGTCACCTACACGCTGTGCCCACTCGTATGCCATGTGAACGATCAGGCCAACGCTACGCCACTTCCACTCAGAGTATGCGGTATCTAAGAAGAGACGCACCTGATCCTTAGTCCATTTAATTTTACGAGGCTTATCCGTTGTACGTTGTAACAATGTCACAGGGTTAGAGAGTATAGCCTCATGTCGTATGGATGTATTGAATACAATACTGAGACACGTAGCCATATAGTTAGAGCTACGTACCCCATGCACGAGAAGCCACCTGTCATATGCGGTAGTCACATGTTTGAAACGTACATCCATAAGCTTGATGTTACCTAACTGCTTACCCTTTTGCACAGGGGTATCGCATACCTTAGATAGGTACATCATGTAATCTTTCTGAGTACGAGGACGCAATGCAGCAAACTTAGGTGTGTGCATATAGAAGTCACATGCTTGCTTTATTGTGTGCTTACCTTTTAGTTCTACTACATTGCGTTTCGCCATTGCGGTTCCTTTCTATAACAGTCCTGTGCCTAGCCCAAAGAATATGATAGCCATGATAAACATGAAGATGTAGTTCAATAGCTTATCAAAAAAGCGGCTCATACATATCTCCCTGTGCTATACGTCCTTTGATATACTCAAGCTCACGTTCCATGTTCTCTACGTCCTCGTCGATCCACAATAGATCGTCAATGCTGCGAGCAAGATCATCGTGATATCGCTGTAAAGGTACAACATATTTATTACCTACACTTTCCATTATCTATTCCCTTTATCCGTTTACACAGTGGTCGTGGTTGATGTAGTAGGACACGCCAATCTCGTAGCTGTCATGATCGTACTGATACAGTGCAACCAAAGAGTCACATACATTCTTGACTAGCTTGTACTTATCTTCGTCATCTAGCTCATGGCTGTACCCAAAGTCTACAGGGATAGCTGTCAGTACATCTTTCCAGTGACTGTATATATCAGTACCTGATTCAGTCTTCTCACCTGTCTTTTCGTAGCGCTGTTGAGTTACAAACACTACTGCATCGTGGTGATCCCATACTTTTACTTCTAAAGTTTGTGTCTCAATCTTCATATCTATCAATCCATTCTTGTTACATAGTGTCCATTGTCTGTAGGTAATGCTACCATACCATAGGGGTAAAAGTAAACATCACCCTTCTTGAGTTTGACCTTAGCAATAGGATTAAGGTCATCATCTTCTGGATAGGTGTATGTACCATTAGGTAATACCTTACCCTTGAACTGGTACAGCTTACCGAATCCATACGCTTCTGTCATGTGGTCTACAAGATCAAGACCTTCTTCGTCACCGCCATCTTCTACATAGTCGGCAACCCAATGCGGTAATAAACCCAACCACTCTACGAGTTGATCTTGTGTGTAGTCAGGGTAAGCTTCTGTGTTAAGTAGTAGTCTCATAGTACATTCTCCATTGTTAATTCTTTACTGTCGGACGGTCCGTCACCAGAGTTGAACTCATAAACTGCACGAGCAAAGCCACGGGGTGTAGCACTGCGAATGTTCTTAGTCTTAACAGACTTACCACCAAGTTTCAAGTGTTGTCTGCTGTGCCCTTGCTCTGGCTCTACTGGGTCAGTCCACGGCATAGTGAACCCATTGCCTGTCCAGAGGCATGTCTTCTTAGGGTATGCATCACGAGGTGCAATGTAGTCAGGCCACAAGGGATGCTCTGCCTCACTGTCAGCGATGTACTTGCCGTACTCATAGGGGTGGAATGAGTAGTTAGGTTTACGCCACAACGTAGACAACACACTGACAGGATTCTCTATGAAGTAAGGTACGCCTAGCTCATTGAAGAACTGCGAGCACATCATAGCATAGCTTGCTGCTTTAGTCTGAAACTCAGGGTCACGCTTAGCCTTAGCCTTGAAGTGTGGCGCACCTGATACAGCCAAGTCAGTACACACAGGAAACGCCATGCCGAATACAACACTCTCAAACTGAAAGTTTACAGCTATCCTGTTGAGAGTGCTTTGATCGTGAAGGTCTGCATGAACATAACGGATCAGACCACCGCCCTCAAAATTATCTATACATATTTTTTCTGCATCATGCTGTATGTCAAAGGCATAGCAAATATATCCTGCTTCTGCCCACGGCTTGAGTGCCTCACCTGTGTAGTCATATAGGCTTATGACATACTTACCTGCGTTAGGATTCGTCATCATCAAAGTTCCCTTCTTCAAATATAACTTTATACCCTGCATCTAATAGTTCATGCGCTCTGTCAAGAGCATTCTCACGATCAAGAGTCCACATCTTATTATAATAGAAACCATCCTTGCCTATCGTAGCTACGTAGTACATCTCACGATACCTCTTCAAACATTTCTAAAGCTTGATTGTGTGTAAGCTTCCACTGCTTGTCACTAGTCAAAGACTTAACTTGCCACGGCATTTTCTTAGCGTTGGTGTTGTACCCTACGAGAGTAACCTTCTGCCCACCAATCTCAGAGATACGAGTAGTGTCTAACTTGTAGAACTGTGCAAAATGTGTAAGCGCAATCTGCTCTTGTGTATCCGCACCATCAAGCAATACCTGTACCTTGTATGTAGCTTCACCGCCTGAGTAGGAGCAGTTACCTACCTTGATAGTCACATCGTGTATGCCAGCATTCTCTAATGCTTCCTGCATTGCTTCACGTATTTGTCTTAGCTTTTGTTTGTCAAACATAATGTAATCCTTTCAATGAGTTAGTGACGGACGGTCCGACAGTAAA